TAAATTGTTTGCCTGATAGCAATTCCTCATCTAAAAACCATCCTATTTCGCGTCTATTGACCCCTATCGATATCTTCTTGAGCAATTCGATCAACAAAGGACGCGCCTTTTCCCATTCTTCAGGCATTACATCATAGACAGGAACAAAGCTTTCGTATCTTTGGCTATCGTTTGTATTCATTAATGCCCTATCGCAGTCCAATAGAAACCATAAATATGACCATCGCGGTTTATTAATGAAAAACCAGCATTAGATACTGTTGATTGATCTATGTAATATTCATAACTTGATCCAGGGTCGGAAGATGTACTTCTAAATCGAGTGATTTGAACATTAAAACAAGTATTTGATCAAGTTGGCGGGAAAGTGGCCGGTGAAATTCGCCGCACTATCTCAAAACTGACCAGCCCAGCATTAAGCCCGCGCACGATTCAAGAGCGCCGCTTAAAATACGCAAGCAATCAACAGTTAGTTGGCGGATTGACTAAGCCGTTGGTAGAGTCAGGGCGTATGCAAGATTCAGTAACTCACGAGGTAAAAACATCGTGAACATACCGTCTAGCAATCTACTCAGCATGGCGCTAACCGTTATCCAGCCGACGACATTTAAACTATTTGCTTTTATTGACCGCGACCGAAGCGCCAAGGGTCAGTTTGTTTCAAACTTTTCAGAAGGCGTAGACGTGCTTGGAAGCATTCAAGCTGTACCTCGTTCGCGCTACCAAAATTTAGGCTTAGATTTTAATAAGAATTACATTCAGATTTATACATCGTCCAATGTTATCGACCTTCGCCGCGATTCGTCGGGCGACCAACTAGAATGGAATGGTCGCCGCTATGAAGTCAGCTCAAATAATGACTGGCGCTCAATAGATGGATGGATGGGTGTTTTAGCTATCGACATCGGAGCTATCCCCGATGAACAATAACGAGGTTTGGATAATTTTAATCGGCGTGATTGAGACTGGCCTCGCTGATATGTCGATCAATGCCAGTGTCCAGCAAGATTATCAGCCCACACAACAGGGTGCGCCATCGTCACCATTTGTCGCATTGCACAACATCACAAACAATCGTTATGGCTTCAATAAAAACAAAACAGTTTACGATTCTGGCGCTGATGAATTAAATCAAACTCAAGGTGTCATCATGCAGCGCACTTATCAAGTAAGTGCCTATGCGATTGAAGATCCGAGCGACGACGAAGCGGTGACGGCTTATGATATTGTCGAGGCTGTTTCATCAATCATGCAGTCTGAAAAAACACAGGACACATTGTTAGCGAGCGGCATTAGCATCTTTCGCGTGACCGACATTCGTAGTCCTTTTTTTACTGATGACAAAGATAGAAATGAGGCTGCCCCAAGCTTTGATTTTGTTATATCCTATTCTCAAGAAACAATTACCGTCGTCAACGAGGTTTCGACCTTCGAAGAAGACATCCACAGCGTGTGAGGCGTAAACATGGCCATTAGTTTTAGTAAGTATGTTGACATCGTTAGCGGTGTTGGCGCGGGCGCAAGTGTCCGTCAGCGTGATTTAATTGGCCGGTTGTTTACGACCAATGAATTGCTTCCGACTGGTTCAATGGTTGAAATGACGACCAGCGATGACGTTAAAAATTACTTTGGTGCGGATTCTGAGGAATACAAACGCGCTTTGGTTTATTTTGGCTTCGTGTCTAAGAACATCGTCAGCCCGAAAAAGATCAGCTTTGCTAGTTTCACTCCTGATGCGACAGCGCCAAAAGTATTTGGCGGCAAGATCACGTCAACTGTTGCTAGTTTTGAGTCGATCACGAATGGCAGCATCAATGTAACGATGGGTGCAACCACAAACGCGATCACGGGCATTGATTTTACGGGCGTTGCTACGTTGTCCGATGTTGCCGATGCAATCAAAGCCGCGATCAATGACGAAACAGGTACGATGTGGACAGCCGCAGACGTAACTTATGATGCCGTTAATAAGCGGTTTAATTTAACAGGTGGTAGTGTCGGCGCTGCTGCAATGAACATCCAGGCGGGCGGCACTGGCACAAACATCGCGACGCTGGTCAACTGGATTGAAGGCGCTGACCCGATTTTGTATGCCCGCTTTAGCGATGGCGCGGCAGTTCAAACTTATGCAGATTGCGTGTCTGAGTCGGCATCGGTAAATAACAACTTTGGTTCGTTCGAGTTCTTGCCGATTCAAGGCGAAGGCTTGGTATATATGCCATTGGCTGATGCTGTTGATATTGCTGTTTGGAATAACTCCGAAAACATCAAATTCATTTTTTGCTTAGGTGTTTTTTACGTCGATCGAGCAGATTATAACGAGGCGCTTGTTGGTATTGGCGGTACATCATTAACAGATGTTTTCGATACGCTACAGGATTATCAGTATCAAGAAATGATGCCGATGATTTTATTGGCCGCTACTGATTATACTCGACGAAACGGCGTGCAAAGTTATATGTATCAGCCATTCGATACATTCCTGCCTACAGTTTCATCTACCCCTATTTCTGATGAGCTTGATTTATTGCGAATCAACTACATGGGCCAGACACAGACCGCTGGTCAGAAGATCAGCTTCTATCAGCGTGGCTTAATGTGTGGAGGTAGCACGTCGCCAACTGACATGAACACCTACGCTAACGAACTTTGGTTTAAAGATGCGTGCAGCGCTTCGCTTATGACTTTGTTGCTGGCATTGGGCAAGGTATCGGCTAATCGTGAAGGGCGCGGCCAAGTGCTTAATCAATTATTGTCGGTGATTGATGTTGCTTTGTTTAACGGTACTATCAGTGTTGCCAAGGCATTAACGATTACGCAAAAGCAATACATTGACGGCATTACGGGCGTGGCTGATTCATGGCGTACGATTGTTAATGTCGGCTATTGGCTGGATGTTGAAATTCAAAGCCATGTTACACAAGATAGTCGAACTGAATATAAAGCGGTTTACACGCTTATCTATTCTAAAGACGATACCGTCAAGAAAATTGAAGGCACTCACATTTTAATCTGAGCCGGAGCAAGTTATGAGTACAGATATTTCGGGCTTTGGCCTACAGTTGCGAATCACTGCAACGAACACCTTTCCTACAGGTTTCAGCGTGTCCCAATTCGCTGATGACGCTGACCCATTTGACATTCCCGAGCTGACCATCGGGGAGGCCGCTATGGGTTTGAATGGCGAGTTGATTACATGGAGCAAAGCCGTACCGATTGCGATCAATATTGCAGTTGTGCCAGACAGTGACGATGACAAAAACCTTGCCATTCTTTTTGATGCTAACCGCGTGTCCAAGGGCAAGTCCTCGGCTCTTGACGTTATCTCGATGACGGGCGTTTACCCAAACGGCAAGATTGTCACACTGACGGGCGGTAAAATTATCGCTGGGATGTTCGGCAATAGCGTTGCTAGTGCTGGCCGCTTCAAAAGCAAGACCTATAAGTTTATGATGGAAGGCGGGTCAGGCACATGATCGAACCAAAAGAGGTACAGATAGTCACGATGACGGGCGAAGAAAAGACATATATTTTGTCTAAGTTTTCCGCCATTGCTGGCCGCGAGATTGTCGCTAAGTATCCTCTTTCGTCTTTGCCTAAACTCGGCGAGTACGCGATCAATGAGGAGGTCATGCTTAAACTCATGGCCTTTGTTGCTGTGCCATTAAACAATGGCGAGCAAAAACTCACGACACGCGCACTCGTTGACAATCATGTCCCCGATTGGGAGACATTGGCAAAGTTAGAAATTGCGATGCTGGAATACAATACCAGTTTTTTCTTGAAAGGCGGGATATTGAAGGTATTCGACGGATTAGAAACGAAGCTCCGAGCGTTGATTACGCAAACCTTGACGGGTTTATCGGCACAATCATCTCAAGCGGCAAGGCCACGCTCCAAGAGCTGAGAACTATCTATTCATTAGAAGATGCCTTCTTGCTGTGGGAGTCTATTATGATTCCCCGCATGAATGAATATCTCGCCATCGAACACGCGAAAAGGAAAAAGTAATGTCTAGCGTCCTTGAAACATTTGTCTTTCTATTTCAGTCGGACGCTAGAGCATTAGATGAAGGGCTAGAAGCATCCGAACGTCGCGCACGTCAAACAGGCGAAGCAGTCAGAGAGACAGACCGAGTAGCAGAGCGTCTAGGCGAATCATTTAAGGATTTGGCGAAACGAGCTGCTGGCGTGTGGGTAGCATTTGCTTCGATGGATGCCGTCTTTGAAGGAATTCGCGCGTCAATTGATTTGAACGACAAACTTGGCGAAACATCAGAAGCGCTAGGGGTGGCCGTTGAAGACCTAAGCGCATGGGGCGATGCGGCACAAATGTCGGGCGG